AGTTTTTCTATCTGTTCTTTAGGGGATTCTTTTATTTCTATACCCTCCATACATTTACCCCAACTGCAATCATAACAGAAAAGCAATAGATACCAGAACTTTTCAGCGTCTAAGCCCAATACAGCAAGCAATTCTTGTAATTCTTTATTCTTTATGTATGAATCAAACGAGAATCTACCTTTCAATATTCCTCTGTTGTATCTTCCTTTAAAAGTGTCTGGCGTTTGTGACGGCAACATATATGCCTGTCCTGTTTCTTCGTCATAATCAAAATCAGGGAAATATTCTTGCGTCACTGGGTATATATACTCTAGCAACTCGCTATACTGAATTGAGAACTTATCTACTGGCTTCATAGTGTTTTTGTTTGCAATGATAATAAAAAAACAGCAAATGAATTTCTTCAAATGCTGTTCTTTTATTTAGAACTAATCTTTTAAACTTATGGTAGCAGGTTCTACCGTATTTGCGACAATTGTTAATCCTTGTTCAACTTCCGCATTTTCTCCTTTGATACAGAGTGGGGGAATTGTATTTAAAGGAATAAAAAATATGGAACACCAAAACCAAGTCCAAGCATTTCCCTTTTTACTTACTCCATTTTTTTCAATATCTGGAGCAGTTAAAGCAATAGTAGTTCCATTAGAAAATTTAAGTTCTCTCATTCTAATAATTAGTTTACCACTTTTACCCCAACATTTTCTTTTCGATGCTTTTACAATCTCCGCCGTTGCTAATGTTCCCACAGGAATAGCCAGTTTATCATTAATATAAATTTCTTGTGCAACTTTAAAATTAACAATATTCCCCCTTTTAGCTTTTTTTGAATTAATAGAATAATCCAATACAAGTGGAATTGCAGTATTTGCAGGAATCAATAAATCAGCATCTTTTTGAATGCAATAATTAGCTGCATTAATATCAATAGACTTACCAACCATCCATATCAATATTGTAAAAAACAGTATAATATTCTTTCTCATAATTTCTTTTTTATGTCATAAAACTATTTACTTATATCCCACACAAAAGGATAAACGACTGAATCAATAGGAATGTTAATAGATAACTCATCACCTTTTTCATATTGAATATTGACATATCCTGTTATTGTTTCACCCGGATTAACAGTTGTTATTTTCAAATATCCTTCATCTTTCATTTGGCGTTCTTGTAACATTTGATTATTATACTCTGCAATTCTACCACTAGCTATTAATTCAGCTTGATAAGCAGCAGCACCATTATAACCAACAGTTGTTGATGAAGTACTCAAACTTCCAGCGTATCCACTAACTCCTACAGCAGCACCAACAGTGGCACCATTTGTACCTACTGCCGCACCAACGGCACCAGAAACAGTAGCACCAGAATAGCTAGAATTTGTTTGAGTAGAAGAAGCTGAATAACCTGCTTTAGAAGCTGCCATAGATTCATTAAGGGCATTAAAAAAACTCCCCCAATTTTGGCGACGACTCACCTTTGCCATATATTCATCAGAATTTAAAACATTCAAATTCTTTACTTTGTCTTTTTTCTTTTTATAAGCAGTTATTAATGCAGGATTAAACGTTATGGGTTGAACTGAATTATTAGTCAATACAACATAGAGAGTAAAATACTTTCCATAATCTTTGTTAATTGAAGCATTAACCATAAGGCACAAACCATTTTTCATATAATAATCCCAAGTATCCCCTTTCTGGTGATAAACTTGCTTTTCATTTATTGATGGCATTTCTAAATATAAAGTACCATCAGACATCTTATATTTTGCTACAAATCCATCCTGTGTAGAATAAGTATAATATGGCTTTGCAGGTTCACCATTCTTATATTCAGCTTGTGAGCAAGCATCTCCTTTTTCTGTAAATTGATAGAATATACCATTATATTTACCGTTTACACAATCCCCCTTAGTATGGATTAAACCATTCTCAAAATAACTTATTGCAATTCCATTTTGAGTTCCATTAACCAATTCAAATTCTTCTTTCTTATTTCCATTCTCATAATAATTTATACATTTTCCCTTTCCATCTACAACATCCCAGTCTGTTTGCAATTTTCCATTTTTATAATATGACTTCCAAGCACCAAACTCTGATTTACTATCATCGTATTTATCAATGGAAATGAAATCACCCTCTGAATTTAATTCTCCAGTATTGAAATATGTTCGGAATTTATTACGATAATTACCATCTTGAGCATAAGATACGTATCGAATAAAACTTGCAAACTGTTTCGTTTCTACCCCTTTCCAATTATTGTCATAATAGAGAGTATCTACTTTTTGTGCAAAAATGTTGAGGTTACAAACCAACATAGTGAATAATACTAATTTGTATTTTTTCATATTGAGTATATATCCTGCTTCTATGTTCCTTATAGAAAGCAATTAATAATAATGGATTAGTGTGAGGAACACAGTGAAAACTGCACACTAAATAAGTACTGCTACTTTAAAGACTAGACTATCTGTTTCTTATGTATGTATTGTAGTCGATGTTCCCTATCGACTGTTATACAATGAAAAAAGCGTGGGAACTATTGAATATTACCGTTATGAGGCTCTGGACTGCCCATCTCCAAGTAATAAACAATAGCCCACGCCAAACGATATATAGACTATCCATATAAGATAGGTATATAACATTGACGTGAGCGTTCTTGCCTACTATCCTTGGAGATTGAAATTGTCCAGATTTCATAACAGGATAATATCTTAAACGCTCTTCGTTACTTAATAAGTCCTTCCAGTTCTAACTCATTAGACATCTGGAATTGCTGCAAAGGTAATAAAAAAGCCTGTAATCAATCAAGACCACAGGCTAATATTATTTACTCTTATAATGATAATCTATTCCAAATAAAGCTCCAACGAAAGTAAGCACCTCACCAAATGCTACCAGAATAGAACTATGTATGATACCTACAGGTACTACACAGAATCCTGCTATCAGTAATCCTATACCTACAACAACCAGTATGCAGGCAATTATTAATTGTATTTGTTGCTGATTCATAAACTCAAATAGACCTGAATGTTCCTGCAAATGTACCGTCACTACTGATTTTAAACTCTGCTGCATTATCAATCCACCAACTACACATACCCTTAGTTGAGAAATTATATTTTCTTGCAACTAATTTTAATCGTCTTGGATAATGTCCGATTGAAATGTAGCGTACATCTTGCCCGTTATACATAAACGCATAATTATTTGTACATTCAATCCTTATTAAACCGGGATTTCCCTTAAATATCATTTCAACTTCAAGCCCTATAAATGTATCACTGCAAGGTAATATTATTGTTCTAGGGTCATTATCCTTATTTTTCATAAAGAAGAAATTCAACCCATCCTTTAAATCAACTTCAAATGCATTTGCAAAATCATAATCATCAATATCTATAGTTTTAAATTCCTTCCTCGTACCATACTTTAATGTTAAACCACCTTCTGTATCCCAGCTAATATTTCCATTTGCCAACTTACCAGAACCATCATCCTTCAATTCCCATTTTCCAGACAGGTTTCTTATTGCACCAGACAGATAAGCATTATTAGAATAAAGTCCATCACCAGACAGTTCACCGAAATCAGTATCAGTAATTCCATCCAGATTACCAATTCTACTGGATACTATGGAATCTGATTCAGAAGTACAACCTGTACGTATATCAATACAGCCATCATACGGATTCAGCAGGATAGAACTTTGTCTGGCTGCATCACTCGTATTGGCTATCCTTACTAAAGCATCACCAGTTTCTATATTGCCTAGTGCTTCTATTACATTGCAGGTAATAGTCGTACCATCCACAGTATTAACCTTTAAAACTATCTTCTTTGAAGATGAATCAAAAGTCTGGCTAAGTAGAATATCATCCACCCTAAAGACAGAATCACTGACTGTAAGAACCATTACATTATTTTCATTGGAAGTTATACCTGTTACCTGTGCTGAATCGGTAACATATAAAATTCCATTAGTTCCCCTTACCTCATTACTCGTAATAGTAAAGACATCCAGCCCTCCTTTTACTTTCAGATTGTCAAACTCTCCATTCTTGCCAGCGACAGAGTTAAATTTCACATCAGAATCTGTGCTTAAATACTGATTTATCGTATCTACATATTCATTCTTATCTTGTTTGTTTTCATTCAAGTATTTACCCATATTGGCAGATAATGCCTTATCCTTGCTGGAAGTTTCCAAATCATCAATTACCACAACTTTAGTACCAGCTTCACCTGATACTGTTGGCTGTAAAACTGTGCTTGAATAACTTCCACCTACATTCTTTAAATACTTGTTCCTGAAATTATGTGGTATATAGTTAGATTTTATTTCCATATTATCGTATTTCATTCAATTCAACATCACACTTATTATTCATCAAATCGTAGGTGATGGAATTGATTACAAAGTTCTTATTCAAGGTATTCTCTTTCAGGATTGAATTAAGCGATATATCCCTATTCTTTATTGAGTTACTGTATCTGAACCGTGGTTTACTATAGTAATTCACATACTTATTAATACAGTGTTCTTCTGCTTTCAGTTTATCTTTAGAAACTCCATCAGTCAACGTATCAACAAAGTAATATTCATCTCCTACCTTAGTAAGAACATAGCTATAGCTGCCTGCGTGCTCATTATAGGTATTGATTCTAAATTCAATATCATCAAAATCATTGACTATATTTTCATCAATTACATTCTCAAACTTCAAGTCTTCATCATACGTTTCATCATTAAAAATATCCTTCACATAATCAGATGTAGTATATTTCAATTTAACATCATTAATATGAAATGAATTACACCTGACAGGTGATTTATCAGTACGTCTCATAGGAGTAGTTCCAAGTTGATTAGGAGCGTAAAGTTCAAATGTCAACTCCCCTAATGTCATTTTATCAGATGGTAATGAAACGGCAACACCATCTTCACTTTCTGCCAGATTCATACGCCACGAAACTGTATTAGTCAATGAATAATCTGTATCAAACACCTTATCCCCTACTTTATTCTTATGCACCAGATAAAAACAGTCTTGCAATTTACATTCATCATAGAACCATTTCTCGACAAATACACGCTCATTACTGCTATTCATATATGAATACACGTAATTTCTATCTGCATATCCACCGCTATACTTTTCACGTCCAGAAATAGAATCATATTCCCCTTTAGTAACAAATCGCCAGTAACCGTATTCATCCAGATACTTATACCAAGTTGCACCTGCCCAAGTATTTGGACCGTTACATATCTTATAATAATTCCTTGCAACTTTATTATGATACTCCTGATAATTAACCCATCCATCACCATCATAGTACATCTTATCACCAATTGCAAGTTTACATTTAAACATCGTATCCGTGAATCCCGTGGAATATTTACCATCATAGTATTGTTCATCAGATGTTACAATACATTCTGCTGCATTCCAATCACCAGACAGCCTATAATTTATATCAATAATGAAAGTTCCACCTTTGACTGCTATAGGTAGCTTATTTTTCAATGACAATTGGACTCCGTCTGTTGTTTTCCATCCCATCAGACCGTAATCACTTATCGTAAAATATGTCTTCCAATTTAAAGAGGAAGGTTCATTTGCAGTCTCATAGTATGCTGCCTTTTGCCAGTAGCTGCCATTTGATGCAGCATTATCTGGAGTTACTTCTTCTATCGGTTCTATTGGTTTGTTAATTTCAAAAAGATATGGCTTATTCCAATCCCAATTATTCTTCGATTTAAAGAAAGCATTCAATAATGTATAATTCTTACCACTAATATCCCTTGTCGATTCATAATACTTATTTGCGTCTGCATTCTGATTTATAATATCATCCTCATCATTCCATTCAGGAATTATAGTATTATTAGAATTTGAATTAGCAACTACCACCACCTTATTATATAGCTCACCAATAGCTATACTGGCATTACTTTCATAAATATTCTGATTAACATTAATAACGGTGTTATCAAGTGCTACCACCGTATTACTATCATCTGACAGGGTATATTTAGTATATAAATTGATATTCTTAATAATATCATAGTCCACGAAGTAAATAGAATCACCATAATAATAGCAAGTCATACCCAGATACCTTGCAATATATTCCAGTACGTCTTTACAGTTCTCTGCTTCATTCGCTTCATCGAAGAAATTTCTATCTAATATGAATAAGTTATTTAGTAAATCAGTAGTATCATTTATCTTCTTTGCGTTGTGTACATAGACATTCTTTATCAGTCCATTGGAATCAATCTGGCTTATGATATGTTTGATTACCTGATAGAAAGACACTATAGACTGCTTTTCATTTAGATAGGTGTAGTTATAATTATTAAGGGATGAAAGAATATCGTTGAACTGCAATGACAACAAATTATATTCTTCATTATAATCTGTACTGTAAAGACAAGGAACAGAATACCCACACCACAACAAAGAACCATTCTTTGAGATGGTACAATATATCTGGTTTCCTAATGCTGTGTACAGATTAGCCAGTACCTTTGTCGTTAAGACATTAATCTGGCAATCCGAACATTTGATTGGTTTGAACACATCATCATCTGATTCATAGTTAATTGAAACTGCATCAGCAGAACAGAGTAATTCAGAAGCTATCAAAGTACCTCCTGAATCCCTGTATATTTCAATATTGATAGTATTCTCATCTATATCCTTAAAAGATGAGTTATATATTAATTGATAGCCCATTTTACCTTAGTCTATTTGTTCTATTACTGTGTTGTTTTAAAACTCCAACCAGTGCTTTATCTGAAATCTTAAATTCAACTTCTCCAGACATAGCACCTCCTTTTACAGGTGAACCACCGTCTAACAGGTTGAACAAATTGGACTGCTGACTTTTATTCAGAATCATTTCACCACTATTCACCCTAGCCAATATCTTATCACCAAAGAAGGAACTGCCATCAACCACACCACCATTGGCAAATTGTGGCATAGTGGCAAAAGCTGCTATTACAGAAGCTACAGCAGCACCAGCCAACAACCAACCTACTACTGGTGTTTGCGTGGCACTGGCTACGGCATTTCCTATAGACTCCGCTTTCTTTGCAGCAATAAGAGCTTCTATAGCAGGAATAGCAGTACCTATAGCTGTCATTAAATTAGCACTCCAAGTTAACCAAGCAGAAGCACCTTCATTTGTCATTTGGGATATAGAACCCATAACAGTAGCAATAGCACCTAATGAAGTTGCATAATCATTATTTACTTTTACATCTTCTTCTGTTACAAATGGAGAAGTTAGTTTACCAATATCCCTTGAATTAAAGCCTTTAACAGATGGAATACCAGCAGGTTTTAAATCTCCCTGCTCCCTACTGTTATATTTAGCAGTAATATTCAGAACTATTTTTTTCTGTTCCAGTTCCTGTATCAGTTTTAGTGCAGATACTCTGGCATCGTCTGTAATGGCAGCAGCATACTTCTTTCTGGCTTCCGTTATCAGCTTATCCAATTCAGCAACAGAACCAGCAGGAATTACTTCTTCTGTTTTTACCTTATTATTTCCTCCAGCAGGTTTAAGACTATTCTGTAATTCCAATGTACGTTTATCAAAATCATACATACGCTTTTTCAAATCATAAGCATATTCATAGTTTTTAATCATTTCACCTCTATTGGCATCATTATCCTGATTCAAGAAATTCTGCTTTTCAAGTTCTGAATTTTGCTGTTTGAATAGTTCCATTTGTTGCTTAATAGAAGACAGTTTTTCCCTCATCTGTTTTTTGGTTTCACCTGTCCATTCATTAGTATCACCTCTGGTAGAATTAATCCTGCCTTGTATTTGGTTTATTTCCTTTTCGTATGCCTTTAACTGGTCTTGATACTCCGTTAATGCCCTTTTCTCATTTCTAGATGAAAAATCATTATTATTGATTGATATATATTTATGTATATCATTAATATTAAAGTCTTTTCGTCCTGTTCTAATATTCAATGATTGAATAAGTTCTTCTTCTGCACCTCCCAAGACATCAGTAACATCTATTTTAAAATCGTCTTTCAACTTTTGCAAGTCTTTAAATGCCTTCTCCCGTTCCTGCTTGCTTTTAGTGGTATCCCTGATTATAGATTCATATTTCGTAAACTCCGTTTCAAAGACTTTAGTATTGAATCCCATTGATAACTTAGCATCAGTCAACGAATCACGCAAAGCAGAAAGTTCTTTCAAATTCCTTATTGTAGAAAGAACACCGTTATTAAATGCTTCAAAACTGCCAGCAGACATAGACTGAAAGAATAAATCTACAGTTCCTTTACAGGAATTTAATGTATTGTCCCATTCATCATTAGTAGCCTGTGAGCTTCTTATTATCTTCATAAAAGCGTCACTGGCAGTAGTCGCAATTCCAATACCAGCAGCAAACTTTCCTATAGTACCTACTATATTGCCTGTTATCTGTTGAAACTCCTGTACTTGCCTGCTGCTCTTAACTATGTTATTATTAAAACCAGATGAATCAAGTAATAGTCTGGTTACTAAATCAGCCATATATATTTAGTTTTGTGTGTTTATAAATTGATTAGCTTTAGCCTGTAGTCTGGCTATATCGTCTTTACTGATAGAAGTATCTTTCTCTTTGGCTTCATCCCAATCAAACTTCATAATATCAGTAGGTGATAACTGCTTGGTACTGTTAGTTTGGGCTATGATATAACTTATCATTCTAGCCTGTTCCCAGCTTGTTTTATTCTTATATTGCAGATTCTCCAAGACTGCCTTCACCTCATACATTTGCATACTGTCCAGAAAATAATCAGGTGCTATACCTGCTTCCAGAACTATCAAAGCATACAATTCGCTAATCGTTACTTTTTTTTTGAATCTACAGTATCACTTATGAATGCAGACTGCTTTTCCATCTCCTTAGAAAGAAAATCCTGTAGCTGGATAACTAAGGCTGGTTCATCATCGCATTCATTAATAAAGTCCTCGAATGTCATTTGCAAATCTGGATTATTGGCTACTAACAGACTATAATAAAACAGGTAGTAATCCGTTAGATTCTCCAATCTGAATATCTTGCCTGTTATCTGTTCAAATACGAACATAGCCCTGATAGTATATCGTATATTATATGCAGTACCTTTAATTTGAATTTCCATAGTATATAAATAAAAAAGGGGAAACTGTAACAGCTTCCCCAGTGAATATATTACGCTACTTTAGGTGATAAAGCACCTGTTCCTTCCAAAGTAACAGAATAAGTAGCATTATCATTATCTGGAGCATTAGCGGTAATACTAGTGATAACCACCTTACCAGTGTAGCCACCGCCTATTTTCCAGCCATCGGCAGGCAGACCTGTATCGCTGTCTGCATTGGTGCATACGGCAAAAGCTACAGTTAATTCCTCTCTGCTTATCCAGCTATTTACTAAAGCATTAAAATCTTCCACGCTATATAAATTGTCAGTTGTAAGTGACCAGCTTAATTTGCTTACCGCTTTACTAGTCCACTTGCCACCGTCTTTTGATGAAGTTTCCAAAGTGTTTCCCGTTAAGGAAAGCTGGCAACTGGTTGAAAATGCCAATGCTTTATAAGCAGTGCCAGCACCAGTGGTATCTTTAAAAATCATCAGGTCATTCCCTCTAAGTATTTTGTTTGCCATTTGTGTTTATGTCGAATGTTATATTTTGAATGAATGTATCTTCTATGTATTCTTCATCTGCGCTAATCATCCTTATATCATTTATTTCTATTCCTGAAAAGTTACCCCTCCTACCTTCTAAAGCATCTCTTACATAGTCTGCCAGTTCAACGGTATCCGTGTAATCTTTAGAAGCAATAACCACATCAACCGTAACGGATTCATTTACAGAATAACTGCCTTTGGTGTAGTTAGGACTAATATTAGTCCTTTTATAAACGATAAAAGGAAAAGTGGTGGATTCTTCAACTATCAACGGATATATCTTAGAACCTACCTTTTCTTTTATCCTGCTATCTTTACTTAATAAGTGATAGATAGCTTTTCCTATTTGTAAGCTCATCTTCTTTTGGAAATCCTTGTTATTGATTCTTCAACCATTTGATTTATATTATCAAAGATGGCACGTTCCTTATTATCTTTGGCAGTCCTGAAAAAGTGAGAAGCGTTCATTCTACCTCTGTTAGCTCCGTTTTTTCTAAGTCGTCTGGTAGTTGTTCCAAGTTCAAAGAACTTTAACCTAAAGTCCCCCATTATATGAACCTTCGCTTCTGTAGCTTTCTTATCAACCTTTAGTTTTATTCCACTGCCTAAAGTTTTACCGTCCCATCTATTCTTATGATTTATTGTCTTACCTACTACGCTTCTTAGTTGTGTTTTCGTTTCCTTTTGCAAAATTCGTCCAGCTTTCCGTAGTGCATTCTTATACACATTCTTTTGCTGTCTGCTATTAAGTTCACTAAACATTCTTAGTACCTGTGAAGCGTCTACAGTTACACCGTTATTCATTAATAAGCTCTCCTATGATTTCTGTGGATTGTTTTGTCCTGTCTGAATTGATAGCCAATATCCTATACTTCTTATCTTGATAGATAATTCTCATTTGCTCGTTTACCTTATGATAGTACCTGATTGTGAAAGTAAGTGTATAAGAAGTAAATATTTCATTATTCTGATTAACCCTGTTACCAGAATTAAACTTAATGTTGGCTCTTGTTTGCAGATAGTCTACCCATTCCATAGAAGTAGCCCCAAACTCATTTTTAACAGGTACTGATTCCTGTAGTAATATTGTCTCTGT